ATGGAAACTTTTGGCATCGCAAGCGTGGCGGTCATCACCGTCATTACCTACCTCGTGGGGCTGGTGGGCAAGGCCAGCAGCATGAACGACAAGTGGATCCCCATCCTGTGCGGGGTCTGCGGCGGTTTGCTGGGGGCTGTCAGCTACTATCTGGCACCCATCCCGGACTTCCCGGCGGGCGACCCCATCACCGCCATTGCCGTGGGCATCGTCAGCGGTCTGGCGGCCACCGGCATCAATCAGGCTGTCAAGCAGCTCAGCAAGGGGGAGTGAGATATGGGTAAGCACATCACTGCCGCATATCCCATTGCCAAGGCGGGCGGTATCCCCATCAACACCAGCATCCCGGCCAGCACGGAGACCTATGACCGGCTGGGCGGGCGGGACGTTGCCTTTTTGGTGCTGCACTACACGGGCAACGTCAGCGACACCGCCAAGGCCAACTGCAAGTATTTCGCAGGCGGCGACCGGGAGGCCAGCGCACATTACTTTGTGGACGAGGACAGCATCTACCAGTCCGTACCGGCCTGTGACCGGGCGTGGGCGGTAGGCTCTCCCGCTCCGGTACATCCCCTCTGCCGCAACACCAACAGTATCTCCATCGAGATGTGCTGCTCTGGGAACTACCATGTTTCCGAGCGCACCAAGGCCAACGCTGCGGCACTGACGGCGGAGCTGTGCAAGCTGCTGGGCATCTCCGGCGTGGACACCTACGTCCTGCGGCACTACGACGTGACCGGGAAGTCCTGCCCCCGGCAGATGGCAGGGAAGAACAATGCGGAGTGGGAGGCGTTCAAGGCCAGCGTCAAGGCGCTGCTGAACGAGCAGCCCGCACCCGCACCGACGACGAAGGAGGAGACGATCAACATGGAACTGCGTATGCTGCGCCGTGGCATGGAGGGCAACGACGTCCGGGCTGCCATGCTGCTGATGAAGGACAAGGGCTATTACCCTGACGAGATCTGGAGCGGTGACAAGCTCTTTGGCCCCAAGATGGAGGCCGGTCTGCGCCGGATGCAGGCTGACCACGACCTCGGCGTGGATGGCATCCTCGGTGCCGCCAGCTGGAATTTTCTGCTGAAATAAAGGATAAAATAAATCCACTGGAGGGCGCAGAGGACACCGCTACGCCGGCCTCACGCCCGTGCATAAACATCCGCACCTCCACGGCACACCGTGGGAAATGATAGATCAGCACAAAAGAATCCGCAAAAAACTATCCACTATGGCACCATGCCGCGCCACAGAAACAATCCGTGCGGTAGGGCTACCGGAAGACGAGGAAACCTGTGTAATTGACGTGGACATTTTTGGCCGCACCTGCGTACAGACGGCGGCAAAACTACATATCAGCGTAGATGGATTTTACAAATTGCGCCGCCGCGCATACAAAAAACTGGCGGATGCATTCAATTCCTAAAAGTAGCCGCGCCCTTTTTGGGTGCGGCTATTTTTCGTTTTTGCACACAATTGGTGTACACTGTAACTACATTATTGCAGAATCAAGGCAGAATCCGGGCAGTTTATTTGCCCGGATTTCTTTTATTATAGAGGCAAGGAGGCGGGAATATGTACGAGCGCTTAATCAAATGCGGGTTTACCGCGCAAATGGCGCAGGATATTTGCATTCTGTACGCAGACGATCCCCAGGGGCTTTTAGCGTATGTGGAAATTGCTGAAAGCCTATATAGGGGTTGCAATCATGTATAAATATTTTAATCCAAATCCCTGCGGGAAAAACGTGTCCGATTGCACTGTCCGTGCGATCTGTAAGGCCACGGGAAAGGATTGGGGCGAGGTTTATCTCCGGCTGTGCATGCGTGGCTACTTGGACGGCGATTTACCCAATGCAAACGCCTGTTGGGGCGCATATCTGCGGTCCTTAGGCTACCGGAGATACATCATACCGGACACTTGCCCGGACTGTTACACGGTCGGCAGGTTTGCCGATGAGCACCCACGCGGGACATATATTCTCGCCCTCTCTGGGCATGTAGTGTGCGTTCAGGACGGGATCATCTATGACAGCTGGAACAGCGAGAACGAAATCCCGCTTTATTTCTGGGACAAAGAAACGGAGGAATGAACATGGCATATCCCTATTTCAACCCCTATTATCCACAGCCGATGCCGGACAACCTCATGCAGATGCGGCAGATGCAGCAGCCACAGATGCAACCCATGCAGCAGCCTATGTCGCAGCCAGGGCAACAGAACCCCATCGCGCAAGGCGGCGTACAGTGGGTAAGCGGAGAGCAGGAGGCAAGAGGTTATCTCATCGCGCCCAACTCTGCCGTAGCGCTGTGGGATTCCACCGCCCCCACCGTTTACCTCAAGCAGGCAGACGCAAGCGGGAAACCGACGCTCAAGATTTATGACCTCGTAGAACGCACAGAAACGGCCCCTAACGTGCCGCAAAAGCCGGGCGTGGAATTTGTCACCCGCAAGGAGTTTGACGCGCTGGCGGCGCTTGTGGGCGAATTGAAGGGCAAGAAGAAGCGCAAGGAGGACGATGACGATGAATAATCCATTTTTCGGAGCGCTCGGCGGCGGCAACGGCTTTATGCAGATGTTGCAGCAGTTCCAACAGTTTAGGGCGAATTTTCAGGGTAACCCAAAAGCGGAGGTCGACAAGCTTTTGCAATCTGGGGCTATGAGCCAGCAAGAGTTAAACCAACTTCAATCTATGGCAAAACAGTTCGAGCATTTATTCCATTGATCTTATCGTGGCCACGATTTGATAAATAAAATTTATGAAAGGGGAGATAATATGTCTCTTTCCGACGGTGCTCCCATGATGACTATGCCGGTCGCGCCCGCGAACAGCTACGGCGGTGGCATGGGTATGTGGGGCGAAAACTGGATCTGGATTATCGTTCTTTTCCTCTTCGGCTGGGGCCGCAACGGCTGGGGCAACAACGCTGGCAATTCCGGCGGTGTCGTAGACGGCTACGTGCTGACCTCTGATTTTGCCAATGTCGAGCGCAAGATCGACAGCGTAAATCAGGGCCTTTGCGACGGATTTTACCAGCAGGCGCAGCTTGTCAACGGCACCAACATGGCGATGGCAAACGGCTTTGCACAGGCCGAGCTGTCCCGTAGCAACCAGCAAGCGGCGCTGATGCAGCAGCTCAACGCCATGCAGATGCAGGCCGCAAATTGCTGCTGCGAGAATCGCGCGGCTATCGCGCAGGTGCGCTATGACATGGCGGCGCAGGCGTGCGACACGCGCAACACCGTGCAGAACGCGACCCGCGACATCATCGACAACGCTAACAGCAACAGCCGCGCAATCCTCGACTTCCTGACGCAGAGCAAGCTATCTGACCTCCAGGCCGAGAACCAGGGCTTGAAGCTGGCGGCAAGCCAGGCGGCGCAGAACAGTTATCTGGTGTCTCAGCTCCGGCCTTCTCCCATTCCGGCCTACACGGTGCAGAACCCCTATTGCTGCAACCAGTTTGCCTGTTGTGGCTGCTGACAACTGCATAGCGTAGCTTTTCCCTATGTTGGGAAATGGTCGGCCCCGTGCCGATACTAAACAAAAGCGGCGGGGCAATAGCCCTGCCGCTGTATTTTATGAAAGGACTGAAATTATGGCTGAATATGTAAATCCCGGAATCGTGACCGTCCCTGCTGGCCAGAATGTTCCGATGGTCTCCACGGCGGCTTGCGGCAAGCCCTGCATCGTCCACCGCGAGGGCAGTGGACTTGTCACCCTGCGCGGATTGACGCAGCAGTGTAAGGCGCGCTTTAAGGTGAGCTTTGGCGCGAACATCGCCGTCCCCACTGGCGGCACGGTAGGTGCGATCACCACGGCGCTTGCCGTCAACGGCGAAGCACTCAACGGAGCAACGGCGACCGTCACCCCGGCTGCGGTGGAAAACTATTTTAACGTCTACGTCAGCACCATTGTGGAAGTGCCGCGTGGTTGCTGCGTGACCGTTGCAGCAAAGAACACCAGTGAGGAGGCGGTCAGCTTTGCCAATAGCAACCTGACCATCGACCGTGTGAGCTGAGAAAGGAGAACACAATGGGTATGAAATCTATGTATGAACTGCGGGATATGCTCTGCAAGGAGCTGGACGAACTGGCCCGAAAAGGCGAATTGGGTGCGGGTGACCTGGAAATTGCCCACAAACTGACAGCAACCATCAAGAACATCGATAAGATCGAGATGATGGAAGACGGCGGCTATTCCCGCGATGAAGACTATTCTCGCCGCTATTCCCGCGACGGAGACTGGCAGTCGGGCATGCGCGGCGCTTATGACCGTGATATGTCCAATGCGAGACGCGGCACGCATTATGTGCGCGGCCACTATTCCCGTGATGGTGGCATCGACAACATGAAACGCCAGTTGCAGGAAATGCTGGACAACGCCGACGACGAAAGCATCCGCAGAGCCATCCAGCGCTGCATGGACACGATCGAGGACTAAAGGGGGCGCACCCCTATGGTCGACGAGAATGAGGTCAAGCGCTGGATAGCTCGCCTTGAAACAGAAGAATCGAGCTGGACAAACTATGAGAAACTGGCGGCGCTCTACATTATCCGTAACGAGCACGGCGGGGAGCAACTGCAGGCGAAAACGCCCCCAATGCTGTATTCTGCAGAGCCTGCGCCGGCCAAGAAAATAAAACCATCCGGCAGTGAATTTTTGAAAGCGGTTGGGAATGTAGCGCAGGATAGGGCGTGGGAAGTTATGGACGAGCTTATGGACACACTAAAAATCGTCAATGAGAAAGCTTATAACAGCGTCCTAAAAAAACTGACCTAAATCGCTACTACTAACACGTTACTAACAAAGTTAATCTTGGCAAAAATAAAAAAGTCCGGGAACCCTTGAGATTCCTGGACTTTTTTGGTGGAGACTGCTGGACTCGAACCAGTGACCTCCTGCGTGTGAATTATAATCGCTTTGAATATATAAGCACAAAAGTTAATAAAAATAACAACATTTGTTGCGATTTTGCAACTTTTCGCAGATCAATTTTGCACGGGCTTGCCTTGGCTCCCGTAGGTAACTAACAAACTACTAACAAATTTTCGCCTTTTTAACGGCCTGCACCAATTCCTCCGCTGACGTATGGACGTATATATTTGCGGTAGTGGAGTAGTTGGCGTGGCCGAGGATCCTCTGTAGCGTCTCCGGAGCAATCCCCGCTTTTCTCGCCCAGCTTGCATAGGTGTGCCGGGTGGAGTGCGGCGTTTTGCGCTGGATTTTTAATTTTTCCAAAAGCGGGTAATAATCCCGGCGGCGGAAGTTTGCTGGGATTTTTTCCCCAGCATAGCCGGATATGAGCAGTGGGCCGGTAGCCTTATTTGCAAAATAGGCAAAGTATGGGATCCCTTCGGGGCGGATTGGGATGATCCTGTTTCGCCCAGCCTCCGTCTTTTCACCGCCGACCACATAATCTTTGTGATAATCTTTAGCCGGTAGGGAAAACAATTCCCCTATGCGCATTCCTGTGTAAATCAGCATGAGGATAATTTTTGCGGTGTCGCTGCCGTCCGCTTCCAGCTTGCTTATTTCAGCATCGGTAAATGTTTCTTTTTCTTTTTTTGTGTTTTCGGGGAGCTGGACGAATTTTGCAAAATTTGTTGTGATGATCTCCTCGCGCATGGCCCATGTGGACATCTGCGTTATGAGTTGCTTATACTTGGACACAGTGCTATGGGATTTATGCATATGGGCATCCAGTACGCCCTGGAAATCCGCCGTTTTTAAGTCCCGGAACTTCCGGTCGTGCAGCGGCGCAAAAATTTTAAATGCGCCGTCATAGCCTTCTATACCGTTTGGCCCTATTTTTTTGTAATGCTCCTCTTTCCAAGCGTCAAACACCTGGGCAAAGGTCATGTTGTACTGCTCCGTTAAATCCTTGCCTGCAAGACGTTCCAGCGCCGCTATAGCATCTTTTTTGGTAAGGTAATATCCTATAATGATTTTTTGCTTTGCAGCCACCCAGGGCCTGCGTCGGCGCCCGGCGAGCTTATACACTGTCCCGGTTCCGTTGGCCCTCCTCATTGCTTTTCCCATTTTTATCCTCCTACCCTATATTTTTATCAGTTTGATGGTGCCTGTAATATCGCAGCGCATTAATCAGCGAAGCAATGATTACACCGACGCCCACCGCAAGCAGAGCAAATAGCATCCAGCCGATTGGTGTAATCTGCCCGTTGCGGATAAGCCCTGTGTGCGGGACGCTTGAATCAAACGCCAAATATCCAAATATTATGGATACGGCAATTGACAGCGAAAACGCCAGGATATACACCCAAATTTGCAATACGCGCTCCTTTTTTTCGTGCTTTGCCACTGATCCGGTCAGCTGCTCCATGCTGCCCTCCAAGTGCGCAATGCGTAGGGCTGCGCTATGCTTTGCATCTGCATCGGCCATTGCTCTGTGGGCCTCTGCCAGCTGCTCCTCCGTGGTTGGTCTCTTTACGATACCAAAATACTCATCTATAGACACACCGAGTGCGGCGCATATAAGCCCCATTTTGTATAGGCTTGGATCCTTTGACGACGCAGAAAAGTAATTGCTGATCGTGGACGATGACAGATCTGTTAAATCGGCTAAGTCTTGCGTGGTAAGATGCTGGTCCTCTTTTGCATCTCTGCAAATACCCTGCAAAGTTTTTTCCATTTCTTCCCCTCCTGCCTTATTTCGGGCAAACCTCTCCGTTTGTTTTTATCTGCTAATCGTATATTATCCGGTTTTTGGATTGACTTGCCAAACAACAAACTGATACTGTGGGTATGCGGCCAAGAGCCAGTGACGGCGATAGGCGGCAAAAAATCCCCACCGTCCGGTGCGGGGGCGGTGGGGACTATATGAAATAATCTTCTGTGGATTTCACTTAATCCCCAATAGCTTGCCGACTTTTCTTTGCCGCCCCGCCTTTGTTGTAGGAATTCCCGTTGCTTTTGCAATCTTGCGTTTTGCGCTGGTAATTCCAAGCGCACGTTTCCAACTAAAGGAAAGCCCTGGTATTTTAAAGGAAGATTTTTTAGCCATTTCTAATTATGCTCCTTCTTAAAAAATTTTTTTGTATTGTTGCCCTAAACTGTGCAACAAATGCCATATTTTGACTATAGGTAGATAAACCGAAAGGAGAAATAATGTGGATTGTAAGCAGAAAAGTATAAAGATGGAAATTTTAAGCTGTGAAACGGGAAATAAATGTGATATAATAAAGAATGCAGAGCATATTGCGTTACTTTCTGAGGCGATTTCTTTGGCGAGTAAAATGACCCGCAATCAGTTTGATAAAATTATGGAGGCGATAAAATGAAAATTTGGGCTATCAGTAAAGAAAACGGCTACGAGCGCGAAATCGGCCTTGAGCTGGACGGCGTTGACCGCGAAACAGCCATCAGTGAGCTTTACAAAATTGCCAGGAATCTTTTCTCCGGTGAACTTGATATGTTTTGGAAAGAGGGAGAGCAGGGCAAGGCGACCTTTTAAAGCTACGCTTTACGCTTGTACTCAATTACGGCTTGCAGCTGGTCGGATACTGCTGCGCAATTTGGGCATTCCCTCACGATTAAACGGATGAGTTCGTCAACCTTTTCCGCCGCTTCTCCCGTGGCTTTTGCGCGATAAATGCCGACGGCGTTGGTAGCGGACTGAAAGTTTGCGGGAGACGGATACTTTGCATATAAGGAAACGGCGGCAACCATCGCATCAAAATCGGAATCGCAAGCGGCCTCTTTCTCGTGCGCCCATATTGCCCTCAGCTTTTCGATTTCTGCTTTTGCTGTCCGCTTAGAAATGTAGACAGACACTCCGGCGGATGCCAAAACAGAAAAGGCGGAAACGCCGATTTCACCCCACGAAATACTCATAATTAATTCTCCAAAGCCCCGCGGGCGGCTTTGATAAAAATCCGCAGGGTTTCCTTATCCATTTTTTTCAAAAGCTCGACAGCTTCTTTCAAATCTTCATCTTCCATTACGCCCTCGATCTCCGGATCGGGGGCTTTTTTTGCGCCCTCCGAAGCTGCGGGGGCGGCTACATCGTCCGGCATAATGTCCTCTACGGAGACACCGAGATATTCGGCAATAGCGGGAAGGCGAACATTTGACGGCTTAGTTTTCCGCGTATTCCATTGGCTATAAATGCTATTTGATAGCCCTAATGCGCGGCTTAAATCGGCTCCATTTTTGCCCTTTTTGCTCAAGTAAAAGTTTATTTTGTCTATAGCGTCCATTTGCACCTCGTGGATATTGTGCAGTTCACCAAAACTAATAAAAACTAATAGAAAGTGGTTGACTTATAACTTCTAATTAGTTATAATAAGAATCGGCGGGAGGCAATACAAAACCAAGCCCCCTGCACTTAGCGGACTGCGGAAAATATTAAGGGTTGTTGGCACTTCCATAATACCACAGTTTGCTAAGTTGTCAAGTAAAACTTAGTTTTTGTTGATTGCGGAGAGGGAAAGCCGCCCTGATGCCGTAACACCCGTATTCAACCTTAAAAACTAAGCAAGAATCAAACTGGAGGTGACAGAATGAGTTTTCGCAGCGCTCGGTTGGCCGCTGGGCTAAGTGTCCGGCAGGTCATCGAGAAACTAAAGGTGACGGATGCGGCGGTTTACATGTGGGAGACCGGCACGCAGGCACCGAGGGCCAGCCGCTTGCCGGAGATCGCCGAGCTGTACGGCTGCACGGTGGACGAGCTGTTGAAGAAGGAGGATGACAAATGATCGAAACCATGACGCTTCACCAGGCATCGAAGTATCTTAGAGATAAAGGCTTGAGCCTTTGTTCTGACACTCTGGCCGACGGCCTGGAGCAGGGCGTGTACCCCTTTGGCGTGTGCATCCGCACCGACCGCAGCCGGGTATTTCAGATTTTTAAAAAGAAACTGGATGCGTGGATTGAGGAGAGAGAGGAGTAAACATGACCAACCAAGAATACAGGGCGCTGGAGGATGCTTTTCTGGCACGGCACGATGCGCTGTGCGAAGAGAAGAGCCCGCTGGAGTGCGATTGTCCGGCCTGCCCCTGCAAGGGTATGTGCGACACGCTGTGCGCTGCGGAGGTGAATTGATGGACGGGTACACATTGACTTTGGTCATCATCGGAGCCGCAACGGTGAGTTATTGGTTTGTTCGGCTGGTGGACAAGCTGGATAGACCCGGCAAATAGTAAATTGGGAGGAAATCGAGATGAAAGCGTGCAAGGGATTTGATAAAAATTTGAGGTGCCGAGGCTTCCAGTATGAGGTCGGCGGCGAGTACACGGAGGAAACCGCAGAGCTGTGCAATCGCGGACCCCACGCCTGCGAGAACCCGCTGGACACGCTACGCTACTATAGACCTGGCGATAGCCGGTACTGCGAGGTGGAGATTGAGGACAACGGACAGCGTAGCAGCTATGACAGCAAGGTTTGCGGCAAGCATATCAAGATCGGTGCAGAAATCGGGCTAAAAGGCGTTATCAACGCCGGTGTGCGGTTTGTGTTTGACAAGTGCGAGAGCGCAACCGAGGAAAACGCATCCGGTTGGAGGGGCAACGCCGACGCATCGGGTGATAGTGGCAACGCCGCCGCATCCGGTTGGAGGGGCAACGCCGCCGCATCGGGTGAGAGGGGCAACGCCGCCGCATCGGGTGAGAGGGGCAACGCCGCCGCATCGGGTGAGAGGGGCAACGCCGCCGCATCGGGTGATAGGGGCAACGCCGCTGCATCGGGTTGGAGTGGCACGGCTGTCGTAACCGGCTTCGCTGGGAGAGCGACCGCATTGGGCGAACAGTGCCTTGCTGTGGCATGGGGCGAAGATAGCCTTGCAAGAGGCACTGTGGGCAACTGGATTGTCGTTTCTGAGCGTGACGATGATGGCAACATCATTGATGTCAAAATTGCAAAGGTGGACGGCGATACCGTCAAGGCGGACACATGGTACAAACTGGTGAACGGCGAGATCATGGAGGCTTAGTAATGTATTTGTGTGATTATTGTGGGGCGGCGTTCCAGTCGTTGGATTACATCGAGGAAAAGTCCGATGAGTGCGGAAACAGCATAATTTATGTCTGCCCAGAGTGCGGAGAGGAGATTATCCCCGGAGAAGCGGATGAATGCCCGGTTTGCCACGGCTGGAAGCCGATGAAGTCTGCTATGTGCCACAAGTGCGAGCTGGAAACAATCGGAAATTTCAAGCTGGCTATACGGAAGTTCTCCGATGTGCAGCTTGATTATATTTCCGAGCTGACGGAGGGTGAGTATCTCTCGGAGTTTTTGCATAAGGGGGGCTTGGGATGATAAACGGCGTCCTCCGGTACATAAAAGCTACAGTGGAAATCCCATTCCCAGAGGGGAAAATGTGCTGTAACCTCTGCCCACTTTTGGAGACGTATTCGCGAAATCAATGCCGCCGCACGGGGGAGTATTTGCTGGACACACGAATCGTCGGGGCATATTGCCCGCTACAAGTTGTTGATGAGGAGAAAACCGAATGATGAATATCTACGAGAAAATCGCTGCAATCATGCAGGATGTCCAGTATTTGGCAAAGGACGATCATGTAGAGTTTGGCAGCACCAAATACAAGGCACTGAGCGAGGAGAAAGTAACCTCCATCATGCGTGCGGAACTGCTGAAACACAAACTGGTTGTATACCCCATCGCACAGACAGCCGGGAGAACTGGGAACATTACCCACGTGGATGTCATCTACCGCATGGTCAACGTGGAAAACCCGGAGGAATACATCGAGATTGCATCCTGCGGAGATGGCGCAGACACACAAGACAAGGGCAGCGGCAAGGCCATGACCTATGCGTTTAAGTATATGTGGCTGCGGACCTTTGCGCTTCCCACCGGCGAGGACCCGGACAAAATTTCCTCCGCCGAGCTGGACGAGAAGGAGCGGAACGCCGCTCCGGTGTGTGAGCGATGTGGAGCTGACATTGTGTCCGTCAAGAAGCGCAACGGCGAAATGTGGACGGTAAAGGACATGGTTAAGTACTCCAAGGGCCGCTACGGAGCGCAGATGTGCGCCGACTGCATGAAGGCCGCGAAGAAGGAGCAGGGCAATGTTGCAGGCTGATGTGACCGCCGCACGGTGGCAGCAGGACAGCGATGGGGCGTGGCTGTGCCTCCGGGTACAGTCCCCCGCCTCTGCAATGACCATCTGTGACGAGATGAAGCCGGACAAGCAGTATGTGGTGCAGATCAAGCGCAAGGGCAGGAGCCTTGACGCAAACGCTTATGCGTGGGTTTTACTGGATAAACTGGCGGCACACTATGGGATTCCGAGGAATGATGTGTACCGGGAAGAAATCAGGATCATCGGTGGTGTGAGCGATGTCGTGTGCATGGTATCAAAGGCGGCGGACGAGTTCTGCCGCAGATGGGAGGCGAAAGGAACCGGCTGGATGGCGGAACAAGGACCAAGCAAAATTCCTGGCTGCGTGAACGTGGCGGTTTGGTACGGCTCAAGCACCTACGACACAGAGCAGATGTCACGGCTGATTGACCAGATCGTTGCCGATTGCCGAGAAGCTGGAATCGAGACTATGACACCGCAGGAGTTGGATGCGCTAAAATCCCGCTGGGGCGAAGCTCAGCCGCTGGGAGGTGATAAAGGTGACTGATGAAAGACGGTGTTTCCTGTGCGGCAGAAATGGCGCAAGTGACCCGCTGGAGCGGCACCATATCTTCGGCGGTGCGTACCGAAACAAGAGCGAGAAATACGGCCTTGTGGTGTATCTCTGCGGCGAACGATGCCACAGGAACGGTGGAAACGCTGTACACCGAAACGGGAATCAAATGCGTCTGCTTCGCCGATACGGCCAGTTAAAGGCCATGCAGGAACAGAGATGGACGGAAGATGACTTCCGCCGTGAATTTGGAAAAAGCTATTTGTAAGGAGGAAAACGATGGTAAACAGAACGATTTTGCAGGGGCGGCTTTGCTCTGACCCCGAATTGCGCCGCACCAACAGCGGAACAGCGGTGTGCAGTTTCCGTGTGGCATGGAGCGAGAAGGTAAAGGACAGAGAAACGAAGCTGTTTCTCTCCTGCGTGGCATGGCAGAGCACGGCAGAGATGATTTGCAAGCACTTTGCTAAGGGCAAGGAGATCGTCGTGGAGGGCAAACTTTCCAGCCGGGAATACGAGGATAACAGCGGCAACAAGCGCACGGTGGTGGAGCTGACGGCGGACCGGGTACATTTCAGCGGCAGCAAGGACAGCGCACCACAGAAGCCCGCACAGACATTCGAGGAGATTTCCGAGGACGACGGCGATTTGCCGTTTTAAGGCGGTGCGCCGATGCCGAACAGAATCATACGCGAGAGCATCTGCACCAGCGACAGCATAGATGGGCTTTCGTGGTTCGAGGAGGTCTTGTTCTATCGGCTGATTGTTTCTTGCGATGATTTCGGACGCTATGACGGACGGGCCGCGATTATCAAAAACAGGCTATTCCCTTTGAAAGAAAATCTTACTCTGAAAACTGTAGAAAACGCCCTTCATGGACTGGCGAGTGCTGGATTGGTTGCCCTTTATACTTCACAGGGCAAGCGCTTCCTCTACCTACCAACATGGGGTAAGTATCAGAACCAGAGAGCAAAGGAAAGCAAATATCCTGAGCCTGTAGAGCCTACGCAAGCAGATGAAATCATTTGCAAACAAATGAATGCAGATGTTCCCGTATTCGAGAATCGAGAATCGGGAATCGATATACGAGAATCGAGAAGCGAGAATAATGCGCGCGAGGCGCGCTTCTCTCCGCCTTCTTTGGCCGAAGTTCAGGCTTATATCTCCGAACGGGGGTCTGCGGTTGACGCACAGCAGTTCGTCGATTTCTACGCCAGCAAGGGATGGATGGTTGGGAAAAACCGCATGAAGGACTGGAAGGCTGCCGTCAGAACATGGGAGAAGCGCAGAAAGGAGGAAGCCGGTGAACAGCCAACAAAGCAAGAATACCATGTCGGAACATGGCTGTGACATCTGCGGCGGGCTGGGCTACACCGTCCGGCGCACGGAAAGCGGCGAACTGGTGAGTAGAACCTGCAAATGTGAGATCATTCGTCGGAATAGGCTTCGCATGGAGCGTTCCGGACTTCTGGGACTGCTGGATAGCTGCACCTTTGAGTCGTTCCAAACTCAGGAGTATTGGCAACAGGCCGCAAAGCAAGCGGCGGAGAAGTATTTGACCGACTGGAAAGGCAAGTGGTTTTTCATCGGCGGCTCTCCCGGCACTGGGAAAACACACCTGTGTACGGCGATTTGCACCAAGCTGATGGACGGAGGAATCCCAGTGCGGTATGTGCAATGGCGGGGAGATATTCCGGCAATCAAGGCAAAGACCAGCGATGCCGAAGCATACGCCGAAGCCATGCAGCCGCTGAAAACCGTCCGTGCGCTGTATATCGACGATTTTCTCAAGGGGAGCGTAACGGATGCCGACAAAAACATCGCCTTTGACCTGCTGAATGCCAGGTATATCAACCCGGATGCAATCACGATCATCTCCACGGAGCTGACCATTGACCGCATTTTGAGCTGGGACGAGGCAATCGGGAGCAGGATCAACCAGAGGGCGAAGGATTATATGCTGAACATCGGGAAAAAGCAGAATTGGAGGCTGAAATGACCACATTACGCATGATTCCCGGCATTACATACACCCGGAAAAACCTTGAAGCATTGACCGGTATGCCGGACAGAGAGAACCGCCGGATGATACGGGAGCAGAGGCGGCAGGGTGTGCCTATCGTTGCCATGAAAGACGGCGGCTACAAGCTGGCGGAAACGGAGGAAGAAAAGCAAGCCTTACTTTCCATGTACCGCAAGCGGGCATTGGACGAGCTGGGGACATACCGACGCCTTGAAAAGGCCATGCAGGTTGACGGGCAGATGGAGATGGGAGACGGAAATGGCTGAACTGCACTTTACCATACCCCTGCCACCTGTGACGAAGAAAAACAGCCAGCGCATTATGCACAGCAGCAAGACAGGGAAATCGTTTATCATGCCGTCGCAGAAGTACATCGACTACGAGGCAAAAGCTGTGTGGTACTGCAAAAAGGCTGGTGTGCATGAGCCGATCGATTATCCAGTGGAGGTTAAATGCCTGTTTTATATGCCCACCAAGCGGCGAGTGGATTTAACCAATCTGCTGGAAGCTGTTGACGATGTGATGGTCAAGGCGCGTGTGCTGCTGGACGATCACTGCGGCATTATCGTCAGTCATGACGAAAGCCGGGTGCTGTACGACAAGGAGACCCCACGGACGGAGGTGAGCATAACCGCCTATGAATGATTTTGACTATGACATCGTGCAGAAAAAGCGTGTTGCAAGAGGTGCGTTTGCCCATGTAAACCGTAAGCGTGGGAAATGCAGATTGCCCAGTGACTATCTCACTGCGGCGCAGAAAAAGGAGATGAACGGAGCGGTGAAAACTTACAACATCACGCGGCCTATGCCGTTGGATGAATTCAAGGGAATGCCGGACGATCTGCAGCGAGAATACCTGCGGAATATTGCAGAGTTGTGGAGCGGCAGCTACATACCTTGCAGACGAGATGGGCTGTTGCAGCGCCACCATCAGAGAATATGGAGAAAAGCTGGGCGTGCCGTTTGTGCGAGGTGGTCGGAACCTTGACTTGTGGCAAAAGAAACTATCGGAGTGGCACACAGCCGAAGTGACGGCAGCAGAAACGCCGGAGAAGCAGACCGACGAAATTGCCCCACCCGCAAGGGGTGCAGAGCTGCTGCACGCACGGCTCACTATCCGGGGAGACCGGGAAAGCGTTTTGCAAAATCTACGCCTGCTTATGCCGAATGAATGTGAAGTCACGGTTGAGTGGTGAGAGGAGGAGAAAACTTGTGAAGGAGCATATTACCACTGGAGGGAAAACGCTTTGCTGGACTTGTAGAAAAGCGTATGGAAAATGCTCATGGACAGAAGTAGACTACACAAAAAAGGGCTGGCCTATACGCTTTGAGCCGGTAAAGGGATGGAATGCAATTCCGACCAAAAACGAAAAATACACATCGTTTTTGGTGGTAAGTTGCCCAGAGTACGATCCTGATGATAGAAAGGAGGATACACATGACGGCAGATTTTGCGGGTATGGGGAAGCGCCTGCGGGAGGCGAGGGAGAAGGAACTTATGTCGCAAAATGATTTGGCTTTGGAATCTGGTGTAGCACCATCGACAATCAGCTATATTGAGTGTGGACACAGCACCGCATCGGTGTGGGTGCTGGCACATATCTGTGATGCGCTTGGGGTATCTATGCAATGGATGGTATACGGGAGAGGAAGAAAATGAGCAGAAAGAGCATATTTACAGTTGCCGGAGGTGCGGCCCTTGGTCTGCTGTTTGCCGCCGGGATATTGTGGGTGGAGCTACTTGCCGCAGAAGCGGAATATGTGGAGGAGCAAGAACCCGTTTCCCCGCCGGTGGCGGAAGTAATCCGCCAAGAAACGCCGCAGGAAGCCGCCTACACGAACGAAAGCACCATGACCGTGACAGCATACTGCCCATGCGAAAAATGCTGTGGAGCGTATTCAAACGGCTATACAGCCACAGGAGCGAAAGCCACACAGGGCGTGACCATCGCAACGGACCCGGATGTTATCCCGATGGGTACGGAGGTTGAGATTGATGGGCATATCTACATAGCGCAGGATGTGGGAGGAGCAATCAGCGGAAACCGCATTGACCTGTACTTTGATAGCCACGAGGACGCCCTGCAGTGGGGTGTCCAGGAAAAGATCGTGAGGTGGAGCGAATGAATCAAATCGCGCTGAACGTAGACTGCATGGAGTATATGCAGGCGCTACCGGATAAAGCATTTGATCTTGCCATTGTTGACCCACCGTATGGAATTAGCATTCATGATAGTGGCCGATTGAAAAAATACAATGCCACTGAAACAAGATGGGACGATGCGACTCCAGGTGATGTGTATTTTAGCGAATTAAAAAGATGCAGCAAAAACCAAATAATATGGGGGGGAAATTATTACGATCTTCCGCCTTGTAGGGGATTTGTTATTTGGGACAAAAAGCAGCCGGAAGATATTTCTTTTGCATCTTGCGAATTTGCATGGACTTCTTTCGATACATCTGCGAGAACTTTTTATTACTCGCCGTTGCAAGAAAAGGGGCAAAGAATTCATCCAACGCAAAAGCCCGTGGCATTGTACGAGTGGTTACTGATGAAGTACGCCAAAGAAGGCTGGCGCATACTGGATACACACTTGGGCAGTGGAAGCAGCAGGATAGCGGCCTACAACCTCGGCTTTGAGTTTGTGGGGTGCGAGATCGAACCGACATATTTCCAACTGCAAGAACAGCGGTTTGCGGAACATACGGCGCAAGAAAGGATGTGGTAGGAGTGAAAAGCCCCTGCGTAAAAGATTGCCCGGACAGGCTCCCATGCAGGGCCTGCCGGAAGAGCTGCGAGGCGTTCCGGGCGTATGAGGCCCAGCGGCTGGAGGAAAAACCCTGGGTGGATCGGTCCAACACCGCAGCCCGGGAGCGCCATGTGCGGCAGAGCGCCAGATACGCAAAGGACGGAAAACGACATATGAGATAGGAGGGCCGACAATATGGACGCTGTGAAGTTTATTGAAGAGCACAGAAGAATGTATAAGGTTACTGGGAAACATTTGCCTACTTTGGCTGAGGGAATACCGGCCGAGGACGTTGTAAAAGAAGTAGAGGAATGGGCTGCTGCACATCCGCGTAAGACACGGAAAAGCGTGTTTCTGGAGCAGTACCCGGAGGCGCTGGTTTTCGACGGGGGAACTTTGAGTGCGTGTCCCGTGCTTTTCTCTTTCGGATACAGGAATGCGTACGGGGGATGCGCAAGTCCTTATGGGTCCTGTGCCGATTGCCGCCGCGAGTTCTGGATGCAGGAGGTGGAGTGATGGAACGACTGACGAAACGTGACACCGATGGACAGGTAATGATGGACTGCGAGAAGTGCAAAGCGGATTGGGCGGGGAGGCATGGTCAGCCGATGTTTGACTGCACCGCGCTGTACTGCCGCAATCGCCTCAAGAGCCGCCTCGCCGCCTACGAGGACACGGGTCTGGAACCGGGAGAAGTCCACAGTATGTGGGGCGAATGGAATGCCATGATGTCAGTGCTGAACAGCATCGGAGGAGGTTATGACCGCCTGCGGGAGCTGGCAGAGGCCGACAAGGCCGGGCGGCTGGTGGTGCTGCCATTTACCAGTGGGTGCACTTTGCTATGCAAGGAAAACATCGACAGTCCGCGACTTATGAAGGATGTAGATCTTGCAATTCGCTATTGCAGCAGTTACGGAATTGTGTTTCACATGGGTTACAATGTGTTCTGTGATCTGGTGAAACATGGGAGAATTACTGCGGTAAGCGAGGAAGCGGAGAAAGCACTGGAGGCGATGAATAATGGCTGAATATCATGTTGGATGCGGCGCATTTGGGATTTACGCGGGTACACTAAACAGTAAGAACAAGAACCTATGGCAGAACAAAACGGAGTGCACCGATGAAGCCTTATGTGCTGTGCGCGACTATTTAATACAGGAATGTCTTGGTGGTCTGCACGGTGACAAGTCCTCTGGCGGCTATGAGTGGACGTTAAAAGACGGGAGAGTTGCCAAACTGCTTGTGGCGATTGAGAACGGAGGTGACAACGATGCCTGATTGTAAGGCGTGTGGAAAGTGGTTTGCTACAATGGAGCAGTGCGAGTTGTGCCCGACTTGCGAAAGAGCGTTAGAACGACTGCGCAACTACGCTGCCCCGGTGGTGCACGGGCGGTGGGAATACATCCAGCAAACGCTTAACACGCTCAGTCAGCTTAGGTGTTCGTTTTGTGGGTGGTGGTCTCTTGACCCGTCTATTGATGGTGCCTACAACTACTGCCCCAACTGCGGGGCAAAGATGGACGGAGGTGACGGCGATGCGGCTGATTGATGCGGATGCGCTCCCAAAACTGTTAGATGCCGAATATAAACAAACGATGAAACTGATATGGGAAGGGGAAAAGCACCTTGACAATTTAGCAGAGGGGTTTACGGAGGCCTCCCACATAGCGAAATATATTGCCCCCACCGTTGACGCTGTGCCGGTGGTGCGGTGCAAGGACTGCAAGTACAGTTGCAAAGATGGAAATGGACGTTCCTGCGAAGGCTATTGGTATGAGCTGAGCGAGTACGATGTCACAGTAAAGGACGATGACTTTTGCAGCTACGGAGAAGGGAAGGACTATGATTAAAGACAGCGGAGAAAGAACAAAGTTTCCAAGCGGAGCACTCCGGGATATGCACACGGGCAAGGGACGGATGGATTTGCTCCCTTGGTTGGCTATCATGGAAGTGTCGAAGCACTGCGAGGCGGGTGCTTTGAAATACGGGGAGCATAATGTCGATAAAGGAATCCCAACCCACAGTCTGTTAGATTCCGCCATTCGCCACGCAGCAAAATATTTGGCGGGCTATGTAGATGAGCCGCACCTTGTAGCTGCGGCGTGGAACCTACTGTGGGCGATCGAGATGGAGATTGTCCATCCTGAATGCGTGGACACTCCGTGGAGGGCAGCCGATGGCGAATAAAGACGCAATGCTGGAAGCCTTGGAGGAAATCGAGAACGGTATGTGCCGCATTAAGGAGCGACGGAGCATTTGGCAGAATAGCCTTGTATATGCACTCTGCCAAGCTGTGCGGCTGCTTCTGATGGACAAGATCAAGGAGGGACGGAAATGAGAATTGACGGCAAAACCCTGCCCAACAACCCCATGAAAGCGTACCAGCAGGGAAAGCTGATAGGGACAAAGCAGAATATGGATTTGGTATCCGAAGTGCTGCTTACAAAGTTTGGATTCCATGTGCTGGAGGAAACGCCGGACAGTCACGATACCATGAGCATTGAGTATCTGCAAAAGTGCCTTGTGAAGCTGGTGAATGCAAAGAACAGCGGCTATGTGACCAAGAAAGACATTGCGGACGCTCTGCGGAGCGACTACAAACTAATCAACAACGCAGAGTGAGGAGGCGGGCATGAGCAGAAAACAAACACTGCCGTATGATGTGCGGCTTGAGTGCATCGCCTATGTCAGAGGTTATCCACGGAGAGTACAGGCATACAACGATGAACGGAGCGAGATACTGAGCGGCGGAAGCAGTGCAACGGAGGGAATGCCCCACTCTCCAGGCATTGGTAGGCCGTCCGAAAGCAAGGCGGAGCAGCTTGCCGCCATAGAAAACTGGCCGGAAACCAAGAAAATGCGGGCAGTGGAATACGCCATAGATCGATGTGGGCGGGATTTGGAGAGTGAGAGCGTCCGAAAGCAGCTTACACAGGGGATCATGCGCAACTGTCAGGGCAAGCACAAGTATTCCCGCAACAAGATTGTTGTTCCGGGGATAAGCGAAGCAACATTCCGCCGGAGAAAAGAAAGATTCCTGTTCGACATTGCTACATATTGTGGTTTCGCAGGAAAAGATGAGCCAAATTCCACCTAATGATGTGCTACAATAGGTACAGTGGATGATAAGGCATAGTCATCCACCCGTCTTTCCACTCAACCCGTTTCCTCCATCTTATGCGCCGCCGGTATTGGGCGCACCTTTTGGCACCGAAAGGTCATACCGGCACAAACAGCCTGTAGGGAAACCTACGGGCTGTTGTTATATGCCGTGCGCTCGTTGCACCCCGCGATCAGGGGCGGGAGGTCGCACCTCCCACACGGCACAAATATATGCGGGCGGAAGCTGGGAGGAATCAACTCCGATAGTAAAATTTCGGGTTCGCAGGTTCGAATCCTGTCGCCTGCACAAGAGGCCGGGTAGCACCCGGACACTGTGAGACCGTTGTCGTCATGGCTCACATGAAAATGACAATGCTTGCTGAAAACTGCGCGTGAGGATGCGTCCTCCTTGCCATGACCGAACAGCGGCGCTTGAGATGCTTGCGGGGCCTCAAGCGGGCATGAGCGTGTGACAATCTAAGCGGGAAGACGGCCAATATGCGGCATAGGTGCCCCGTAAGGGGAGACCACAGCGAGTGACGGGGACTTTCCCTGAAGCGCTAAAGCAGGGCAGGACTGCAATGCCGCACCAACCACACAAGCGGGCGAGGAAGCGCGAGAAGTTAAGTACACACAAGCTGTGGCCACAGCGGCGGACAGTTAATCCGCAAAAACAGTGTGCGGCTGATGAAAAGGCGCGGCGCGGTGTGGTGCCAAAATAACTGTGTAACCCATGTTTGAGAGCTTCCAGAAGGCCGCATGGGAGGGGAAAGACTGTTACTGTAGCCAAGGGGTGGGGGCTGGTGACAAAATTGATTTGGGGTGGTGACAATGGCTGCGCGTCTTACAGACCGGCAGAAAAAGAAAATACTGGCGGACTATGTGCAGACGAATAACTATTGCGCCACAGCGAAAATCAACGGCGTGTCCGCAACGACGGTTAAGAACCTTGTGCGGGCGAATGCCGACATTGTGGAAAAGTGTGAGCAAAAAAAGGAAGAGAACGCCGCCGATGTGATGGAGTACATGAACGACCACAAAGACCTTGTGTGTTCGTTCATCGGCAAGGGGCTTGAAATGCTTAACGACCCGGAGAAGCTGGCGGCGGCGAATCTCAGCCAAATCACAACGGCAATGGGAACGCTGATTGACAAGTGGGCGATGATCGGCGGAAGCCCTGCCGACACGGTAAGGGAAGATGCGCTTAGTCAGAGCCTAAAGGAAATGGCAAAGGAGCTTGAGAGCGATGAATAGGTATATTAGAGTTCGTGACTTCAATGGGAATGAGCAGTTGATAGCTATGAACAGCGTGAGAGCGGTTCACAGAGTTGATAGAGAGGAAAGAGCGGACATTGTTGAGGACTATAACGGGAGAATGTACGAGTGTTTGCACGAGCTAATTCAATACCCGTCGGTTAAAGACTGCATTGTAGAACTATGATTAGCCAAAAGCAAGCAAAAATCCTTGCTTTCCCCTATTCCAAATACGACGCGCTTATCTGCGACGGCGCCGTGCGTTCCGGCAAGACCTCCATCATGATGTGGGCGTTCGTCCGCTGGGCGATGGAGAATTTCAGCGGTCAGCGCTTCGGCGTGTGTGGCCGCACGGTGGATAGCTGCACCAAGAACATCATCGTGCCGTTTACGGCGATGAGTCTTGCAAAGGAACGTTATATCATCCGCTGGCGGCGCGGTGACAAGGTGATGGAAGTGCGGCGCGGAGCCGTGACGAATTACTTTGAGGTGTTCGGCGGTAAGGACGAGGCAAGTTATACGCTGATCCAAGGCCGCACGCTGGCGGGGGTGCTGCTGGACGAAGTGGTGCTGATGCCGCGCTCGTTTGTGGAACAGGCATTGACCCGCTGCTCGGTAGATGGTGCAAAGCTGTGGTTTTCCTGCAACCCGGGAAGTCCACAGCATTGGTTTTATACAGAGTGGATCAAGCGAAACCGAGAGCGGAACGCGCTGTATCTGCATTTTGAAATGACGGACAACCCCGGCTTATCTCAAAAGACGCTGGAACGCTATCAGGCAATGTTTTCCGGCGTGTTCTACGACCGATACATTCGCGGCTTGTGGGTTGTGGCCGAGGGGCTGATCTATCCCATGTTTGACGAGAGCTGCATTGTGGACGAGCTGCCGGAAAAGGGCGAATACTATGTGTCCTGCGACTATGGCACACTTAACCCGTTTTCTGCAGGACTTTGGTGCTGGGACGGCAAGGCGGCCACGCGCATCCGCGAGTATTACTATTCCGGGCGCGAGAACCAGAAGAACAAGACGGACGAGGAATACGCCGACGAAATTAAAAAGCTCATCGGAGAGGCGGACGTCAAAAGCATTATCGTTGACCCGTCTGCAGCCTCGTTTATCGAGGTTTTGCGGCGGCGGGGCTATATGGTGCGAAAGGCCAACAACGACGTAAACAACGGCATTATGACTACGGCGCGGTTTTTGCAGGACGGCGTAATCAAGATACACCGAGGTTGCAAAGACTGCATCCGCGAGTTTGGGCTGTATCGGTGGGACGAAAAATCCGCCGATGACAGGCCAATCAAGGAAAACGACCACGCAATGGACGAAACGCGCTATTTTGCCTATACGATTTTGAAAAATAAGGCGTATAAGCGCGATTATGTCCCCATTTGGAGCAGATAGGAGTGAGAGGCTATCAAAACTTACAATGACCTTGTTGCGGTCGGAGAAAGTGACCAGGCGCGGATTGGGTTTATTCGCGGAGCAATCAACGAGCATCGAAGCTCACACGCATACAAGACGGCGGCGGATGCTGAGGAATATTACAATGGCCTGAATCCGACCATTAACCGCTATGAAAAGATCATCTACGATATGCAGGGCCGTGCCCACACGGATATGTGGACGGCAAACCATAAGCTGGCCAGCCGTTTCTTCGGCCTGGCGGTGGATCAGGAAGTTTCATATCTGCTGGGCAACGGCGTAACCTTTGCGGAGAAGGAAACGCCGAACAAGCTATGCCCGGACTTTGACCAGGAAGTCATGGATGCGGCTCGTGAGGCAAAAATTGCAGGCGTATCCTTCGGCTTTTGGGATCTGACGCATCTTCGGGTGTTCTCCCTGCTTGAGTTCGTCCCCCTCTATGATGAAGAGGACGGCGCGATGAAAGCCGGTATCCGGTTCTGGCAGGTGGCACAGGATAAGCCTATGAGAGCGACGCTGTATGAGAGCGACGGCTTTACCGAGTATTTCCAGCCTAGCGGCGAGGATATGGCCGTCATGCAGCCAAAGCGCAGCTATAAGCTGATCGAGCGCAAGGCGGAAGTCGGCGAAACAGAGATTTACGACGGCGGGAATTATCCGAGTTTCCCCATCGTCCCGCTGAAAAACAACAAGCGGTGTCTCTCCGAAATCGTCGGCAAGCGCAACACCATTGACGCGCTGGATCTGGCGTCCTCGAACATGGTTAACAATGTGGATGAGGGCAACCTGATTTATTGGGTGCTGTCTAACTGCAACGGCATGGACGACCTCGACGATGCAAAGTTTGTGGAGCGCTTGAAAACCACGCATGTTGCCCACGCCAACGGCGATGATGGCGCAAAGGTGGAGAGCAAGACCATCGAGGCCCCGTATGAGGGCACGAGCAGCACCATTGATATGCTCAAGAAGAAGCTATACGAGGATTTTCAGTGCTTTGACGCTGCGGCGGTATCTGCCGGGAACCAGACGGCGACCGCGATCAAGGCCAGCTATGTGCCGCTGGATCTGAAAACGGACAAGTTTGAATCCGAGGTCACGCGGTTTATTGTGGAAATTTTGCGTTTGGCAGGCATTGAGGATCAGCCAAGCTACACGCGCAATCAGATCATCAACAAGAGCGAGGAAACGCAGAACATTCTTCTGGGTGCGGCGTATTACGATGACGAATACATCACGAAGAAGCTGCTGACCATCAACGGCGACATTGACCAGTACGAGGACATGGCAAAGCGGAAGGCTGCAGAAGAGATTGACCGGAGCTTTGCGGAACCGGATGCGCCGGAGGTGAACGGCGATGGCGAACAGTGACCTCGGACACAAGCTGACCGATAAGGAGCTTGCGAAGCTGGAGCGGCGTATTGCAACGCTATACCGCGAGGCGGGGGAAGAACTGCGAGCTACCATCGACGCATATTTTGAGCAATTCAAAAAGCGCGACGAGGAAATGAAGGCGCTGATCGGCACCGTGCAGAACGGAAAGGAATGGACGGAGGCCGACTATAAGCAATGGCGGTTCAACCAGATCGGGCGTGGGAAACGCTATCAGGCTATGCGGGACAAGGTGGCACACCGTGTTACCGATGCAAACGCCGTGGCGGTGTCTTACACCAATGACGCAACGCCCGGTATCTACTCCCTTAACCGCAACTATGCGGCGTACACCATCGAACAGGTTGCGGGCAACGTCGGATTTGACTTGTGGGACGAGCAGACGGTGAAACGCCTAATCGTAGAGCAGCCGGGGCTGATGCCGTACTATCCAAAGGATAGAGCACTGAAACGCGGGATTGATCTCGCATACGGCAAGAAGCAAATTACGGCAAGCGTCACCAGCTCCATCTTGCAGGGAAAAAGCATCAAGCACATGGCGGATGATCTGCAAAAGCGCATTACCACCATGAGTCGCGATTCCGCCATCCGCACCGCCCGCACAGCCGTGACCGGCGCGCAGAACGCCGGACGCATGGACAGCTATGCGGCAGCGGAAAAGATGGGCATTAAGCTCAAAAAAGAATGGTTGGCTACGCTGGACGCGCGTACACGCCACTCTCATGCCATGCTTGACGGCGAACAAGTGGCGCAGGACAAGAAGTTTTCTAACGGTTGTCGTTTTCCCGGCGACCCACAAGGACCACCGTGGGAGATATATAACTGCCGCTGTACGCTGATTGCCGCCGTGGATGGGGTAGATACATCAGACGGGCTGCGTAGGACACGCGACGGGCTTATATCTGACATGACATATGCTCAGTGGGAAGCATCGAAGCAGGGATACAGCGGCAAACAGTTATCCCCATATCACATGGGGAGCGAAAAATCTGCAAAGGATGTTACGAAGAAATACATAGATTCTGCCAAGCCCCGCATGGGTAAGGTGCGATACGAGAACGGATACCGCTCCAAAACCCACAAAGAAGAAATAAATGTAGCAAATCAAATTAGAGAGCTGTTCGGCGGGAAAATTGTGCTACTGAAAGAATCGCAGACGCCAGGTATGCAAATGCCAGACATGCTGTGGAAAGGGAAGCAATGGGAAATAAAGTCGATTTCCACAGAAAAAGCCGCAGATAGCGCTCTGCGCAAAGCGATAAAGCAGATACACGGGAATCAAGGAGGGGTGATTTTTGATGTTGCCGATGGGATTGATAAGAAAAAACTAATTGATGTATTGGATGCGAGAGCAACAAGAAGCAAATCGTTTAATGCAGATATAATTGCGCTGCATAACGGGGCTGTCCTCTTTGTGCGGCGATATAAAAAATGAGGCAACCCCCCACCAGAACGGGCGGAGGATTACCTCGATAAAACGGAAACATGAGTTTCCTCATAGATAGTATATGCAATTTCCGTAAAATAGTCAAGAGGGATTTGAAAATGAGCGTTAAAATCCAAGACAACAGCAAAGAGATTTCTGCCGAAATTAAGGCGGCGCTGCTGCGCGGGCTTGAAAAGTGCGGACTGGTGGCAGAGGGATATGCAAAAAAGCTGTGCCCCGTTGACACCGGCAATCTGCGCAACAGCATTACTCATGTGGTAGACGAGCAGGAACCGGCGGCAATCATCGGAACGGATTCTGAGTACGGTGCGTATGTGGAATTAGGAACCGGCATTTACGCCGAAGGTGGCGGCGGACGGCCTACACCGTGGGTGTATCAGGACGCAAAGGGAAATTGGCATTACACGCGTGGCAACAAGGCACAGCCGTTTTTGAAACCTGCTGCCGCCGACCATGCCATCCAATACCGGAAGATATTGGAGGACGAACTGAAATAGGAGCTAATTGCTTACAAATTGTATGCAGTTGGCTCTTTTTGTTAATTACCGCAAAGGACAGCGGTTTTTATAAGACTATCGTTTCCGAAGGAACGGAACCGAAGAAAAGGAGATAGTGTCATGGCACTTACACGAAAACTTTTGAAGGGTATGGGGCTTACCGATGAGCAGGTTGATACCATCATCGAGGCGCATACCGACACCGTGGACGGCCTAAAGGCGGATGTGACCCGCTACAAGGCCGATGCGGAGAAGCTGCCCGGCGTTCAGAAGCAGTTGGACGACCTCAAGGCAGCGGGTGACGGCGGTTACAAGGAGAAGTACGAGAAGGAACACTCGGCCTTTGAAGCCTTTAAGACCGACATCACGGCAAAGGAAAGCAAGGCGGCAAAGGAAAAGGCCGTGCGTGCTTACTTTGAGAGCAAAAACATCACCGGCGCGAATTTGGACCTTGCGATGCGCGGCTGTGTCGAAGAAATGGCCGCATTGGAGATGGACGGCGACAAGATCAAGGACACCAAGAGCCTTGATGCGCTCGTAGACGGCACCTACAAGGGGCTTGTCTCCACCACACAGACGCACGGAGCGAATCCCGCCAACCCCCCGGCAAACACCGGCGGCGCAAAATCCCGAGAGGACATCTACAAGAAGGACGATAAAGGCCGCTATGTGATGTCTACGGCGGAGCGCCAGAAAGCGCTTGCCGATCTGATGGCAAGCGAAAATAACTGATTTTTTGAAAGGAGCTATTTATGGCTGCGAAAACTAACGTAACAACTTCTGCACAGTTTACCACTTCCGCCCGTGAGGTGGATTTCGTGTCCCGCTTCGCCGATAACTGGGACGCACTGCGTAACATCATGGGCATTATGCGCCCCATTCGCAAGGCCCCCGGCACGAAGCTGGTTTCCTACAAGGCCAGCGTGGACGGTGGCCTCAAGGGCGGCACCGTGGCAGAGGGTGACGAGATCCCCTTCACCAAGATGAAGGTGGATCCTGTTGCCTACGGCGATATCGACATTAACAAGTACGCCAAGAGCGTGACCATCGAGAGTGTCGCAAAGTACGGCGCTGACGTTGCCGTGGAGAAGACCGACGAGGCTTTCCTTGTGGCCCTGCAGAACAAGGTCCTGACCGACTTCTACACCTTCCTCGGTACCGGCACTTTGAAGGTGACCGAGAAAACGTGGCAGCGTGCTCTGGCTATGGCTAAGGGCAAGGTGCTGGACAAGTTTGCCGGTCTGGATAAGGACGTGACCGAGGTGGTGGGCTTTGCCAATATCATCGACGCTTACGATTACCTGGGCGACAAGGAGATCACCGTGCAGACGATGTTCGGCATCAACTACGTGGAGAACTTCATGGGCTACCGCACCATGTTCCTGCTGCCCGAGAAGTACATCGCCTCCAAGAAGGTGATCGCTCTGCCCGTGGAGAACATCGACCTGTACTATGTAGACCCGAGCGACAGCGACTTTGCCAAGCTGGGGCTGAATTACACCGTGAAGGGCGAGACCAACCTGATCGGCGTCCATGTTGACGGCGATTACAGCCGCGCCACGGGCGATATGTACGCCATCATGGGCATGAAGCTGTGGGCTGAGTATCTGGACGGCATTGCCGTGGCTACCGTTTCTGTGGCCGGCGCGGGCTAAATAGGAGGGCAGCGTAATGCTTGAACAAGTCTTACGGCACTTGAACAACTGGTTCCTTGTGGAGATTCACGAGGGCACGTTCGCCGTGGAGAACGGCAGCATTGCGCTGCCCTTTCTCCTGAACAATCAATATTTCCGCATCTGCGGCTCTGTGTTTAATGACGGTCTGCATCAATATCCGGCGGCTGACCTTACGGATGAAACCTTTACCGGAACGGTGTGGGTGTTGGCTGTTCCGAAGGCTGTGGTTTTGCTTGCCGAAGATATCGCCGCGTGGGAAGAAAAGAACGGTGAAGCCGTTTTAAGCCCGTACACGAGCGAAAGCTTCGGCGGGTACAGTTACACAAAGGCAAGCGGCGGAAATGCCGACACGAGCGCCGGGACGGGCTGGCAGGGCGCTTTTAAAGGCCGGTTAAATGACTGGCGCAAGCTCAAGGGGGTGGAACCGTGAGTTTACTGGACGATTTTTCCCACAAGTGCATTTTGATGGAGAAAAAGCGCACGCCTGACGGAGCGGGCGGCTACATCACCGCGTGGGAAGAGGGAGCGGAGTTCCTCAATTACCAGTCTCTTGACACATCGATGGAGGCGCGAAAAGCGGAAAAGGACGGTGTTACCTCGGTATATTCCGCACTGGTCAATCAGCGCGTTCCCATCGAGTACAACGATTATTTCCGCGATACGGAAACGGGGATTACCTATCGTGTGACCTCGAATCCCGAGGAAAAAGCTGCGCCAAGGTCTGCGGGGGCGACCGTCCGAGCACTGAAATTCTTCACCGCCGAACGAAAGGAGCTGCCGAAATGACAAAGGACAAGGCACTCCATGCGTGGTTTTCCCAATTCCTCCCGTCGTATCCGACCTCGAATGTGCCGGAAGACGCGACCTTTCCGTGGCTGACCTATGAGCTTATCACCGGATCATGGGAGAGCGGCGAAATCGCGCTGACGGTCAGCCTTTGGTATTACACCGAGAGCGAAGCGATGCCCAACGCAAAGGCACAAGAAATCAGCGACGCAATCGGCATGGGCGGCTGTATGGTCGCCTATGACGGCGGAGCAATGTGGATCAAGCGTGGCTCCCCGTGGTGTCAGAATATCGCGGACGAAGGCGATAAAAACTTCAAGCGGCGGTATCTCAACATTACGGTTGAGTTCCTGTCGCAAAACTGATGAAAGGACAACGACATGAAATTTACCAAGATTCCTGCTGATACTTTTCAGAAGCTTCAGATTAACGCCGGTATTCTTACGACCGACTTCACACCGGCTACCGGCACCATCGGCGAGGCGGGGCAGATCGGCGCAACGACCGGCGGCATTAGCTATAGCGCAACGCCCACTTATAAGGACTATGGAGAGGACATCGACAACTGCCCCAAGAATGTACAATATTCTTACCAATTAAAACAAAACGTTGCAATAC